TATTCAGATAAAGTCAAAAAGAGAATTGACAAACTTACTTGGAAAATTAGAGAAGCAGAAAGAGAAAGAGAAGCTGCTTTTACTTTTGCACAAAACGTTCAAAAAGAATTATCTGATACTAAGAAAAAAACCTATGACATTGACAAAGGTTATATGTCAGAGAGTGAAGTTCGTAATCAAATGGCTTCCGATCTTGCACGTCAAAACTTGATTGCTGCAAGAGAACGTGGTGACTTTTCACAAGAGGAAGAAGCTAGACAGCAACTTACTAAATTAGATCTAGAAGCAGAAAGAATTAGAGTAACAAAATCTAAAAAAGAACAAGAGTATGAGCAGTTTCAAAAAGAGTTAGATCAACAAAAATCTGCACCTCAACAATCTGAAGTTAGACAACAACCCTCTGAAAAAGCAATAGCTTGGGCAGAAAAGAATACTTGGTTCAGATCAGATGGTGAGATGACCGATTATGCTCAAAGAATTCATAGAGGATTAGTAGCAGAAGGATTTGACACGGAATCAGATGATTACTATAATGAATTAACTAATAGAGTTAAAACAAAATTTCCAGAGTCTTTTGAAGGCTCGGATCAGGCTACCAGAAGCAACAAACTCGCCCAACCCGTTGCCTCTGCATCAAGGTCTGCAACCACAGGGCGCAAATCTGTTAGGTTGACTCCTAGTCAGGTAAAAATAGCTAATAAGCTTGGAGTTCCTCTAAGCGAATATGCTAAGTACGTTTAGGAGGTACACATGACAGATACAAAAACACCAAGAAGTGCACAAACAAGGGCAACCGAGGAAAGAACAAAAGCTTGGAAGCCACCGTCCCAATTGGACGCACCACCATGTCCCGATGGATATAGGCAAAGATGGTTAAGACACCGTGTAAATGGGGCAGATGATACTAAAAATATCAATGCCAAAATAAGAGAAGGTTGGGTTTTAGTCCGATCTGATGAATATACAGGGTCAGAGTACTCTGCTTACAACGGAAACATCAAAGCTTATGAGGGTGTCATCGGCGTAGGTGACTTGCTATTGGCAAGAATCCCAGAGGAGATTGCTGAGCAACGTAATGCTCACTACAGGAAGAAGACTGATCAACAGACTGAAGCCTGGGAAACAGATCCTCTTAGAGAACAACATCCAAGCATGCCTCTCAATGTTGACAGGCAGAGTCGTGTATCTTTTGGTGGTGGAAATAAAAAATCATCATCTTAAAGAAACACTTAATTATATAAGGAGATGAACTATGGCAAATCAACAAGGAAACTTCGGATTTCGCCCAGTGCAAATGAACGGTGCTGCTTACAATGGTCAAGGCCAAAGTGAGTACACTATTGCATCAGGTGAAGTATCCCCAATGTTTCAAGGTGATCCCGTTATCCTCGTGGCTAACGGTGCAATCGACATAGGATCAACTGCTGGTGCTGAACTAATTGGTATTTTTAATGGTTGCTTTTACACAGACCCAACTACAAGTAAGCCTACCTTTTCAAATTCCTACCCAGGCGGCATCGCAGCAAGTGACATTAAAGCTTTTGTCATCGACGATCCAAATGTCATTTTCGAAGTCAAAATAGACGACGCAAATGGCGGACAAGCACAAGTTGGTACAAACGCTAACATTGCTACTTATGGCACAGGATCTACTATTTCTGGTATTTCTAACGTGGCATTAAATGGTGGTAGCTTTACAACCAACAACGGCGCAAACTTTAGAGTAGTAGGACTTTCAACTGATGTTGACAACAATGATTACACAGCAGCTAATGCTTCAATCAGAGTCAAGATCAACCTACACTCTTTCACAGACACAACAGGCATATAGGAGGTTAAACTATGGCTATATCTAGAAGTCAACTCGTTAAAGAGTTAGAACCGGGCCTAAATGCACTATTTGGTCTTGAGTACGGGCGTTACGACGCTGAGCACACCGAAATATTTGAAACAGAAACTTCTGATCGAGCATTCGAAGAAGAGGTAATGTTATCAGGTTTTGGTAATGCAAGAGTAAAATCTGAAGGTGGTTCAATTGTTTATGACAATGCAACAGAAACCTTCACAGCACGTTACACACATGAAACAGTAGCATTAGGCTTTGCTGTAACTGAAGAAGCTGTCGAAGATAATCTTTACGACAGAATTTCTGCACGTTATACAAAAGCTCTTGCTCGTTCTATGGCAAACACTAAGCAAGTTAAAGGTGCCAACGTATTAAACAATGCGTTTGACAACAGCTTTGCTGGTGGTGACGGCGTTGCATTATGTTCAACAGCACACCCACTTGTCACTGGAGTACTTGCTAACGAATTAGCAACATCCGCTGACCTTAATGAAACATCACTTGAGCAGTCATTAATTGATATTGCTGCTTTCGTGGACGAGAGAGGTCTATTGATCTCTACTCAGGGAAGAAAACTTATCATTCCTTCTGAACTACAGTTCACAGCTGACAGACTTATGGCTTCAGCAAACAGAACTGGAACAGCAGATAATGATATCAATGCCATTAGAAATATGGGCATGGTTCCTGAGGGTTATGTAGTAAACCACTACTTAACAGATCCAGATGCATTCTTCATTAAGACCGACATTCCTAACGGATTCAAGTTATTCCAAAGAAGTCCTATTAGAACTTCAATGGAAGGTGATTTCGACACAGGAAACGTAAGATACAAAGCTAGAGAGAGATACTCATTTGGTTTCTCAGATCCTAGAACAGTATTCGGTTCACCAGGTGCATAAAGCATTATAAATTAAATCTTTAAGGGCGTATGTCTTTGACTGCGCCCTTTTTTTATGCCATATTGTAGTCCTTGCAATAAAAGTCATACACACTGAGCAAGCAGACGGTATAGAGACTGTATGACGATGGTCTATACAACCAAGGAGGTTCACTATGGGACAAGCCACACACTTTAAAGGGCCGATATTATTTTCAGCGCAGAGACCTGCACTTGAGAACTTAAATATCGCTAGATGGAATGATCAATTCATTCAGTTCGATGATTACGATCATGGAGCAATCGACGAAACACTCAGATGGGTAATAGTTAAAGACTCAGGCGCTTCTGTTGCTATTGTAGCAGATGCAAGATCTGGTGAAGTTAATCTTAACTCAACAGCAACAACAGAAAATGACGGAGCTTCTCTTCAAGGACATGAGGAATATTTCTCTCTTCCTTCAACAGCAGGCAACAAGTTATATTATGAAACAAGAATCAAAACGTCTGATGTTGATCAGATGGATATTCTTGTTGGATTAACAGAAACATTCGCAACTAATCCTGAGGCTGCTTTACTTTCATCAAACATCATAGGATTTCTACTAGCAGATGGTAGTGCAGTTATTTCTGGTGTTACTGAAGCATCTGATACAGCAACTGTTGTTACTTTGGATACAGCACATTCAACATTAACTAATGATACTTATGTAACTTTAGGTTTTGTTGCAACAAAAGGTGCATCTTCTGCTAGTGATAGAGTTGATTTTTATATCAATAGAAAAAAAGTTGGAACAAGCTCAACTAACATTCCTACAGCAAACATGAAGATGATGGTTATGAGTTTATCAGGAGACGCAACAGGTACTAAAGTAACAACTTTAGATTACATGATGGGTGCTCAAGATAGAGACGTAACTTACGTTGAAGGACCAGCATAGGGTTAAATTATGTCAGTAACATCAATTAAAAGTAAATTGTTTAAGGCTGTTGCTGCTAATACTGCAGCAATTGCAGGCCTTCAACAGTTGACAGAAGCCGGAGATATGAACTTGACAGGAACATCTGTAAACGATGGTTCTAACATGGACACCACTGTTACATTAACTTCTGGTGGTAACATCTCTGCTGTAACTTTTACTGTTACGGGTACTGACGCAAGTGGTACTGTGATTAGTGAAGGTATAACTGGACCTAACGCTGGCACTGTTACTGGATCAACTAAGTTCTTAACGGTCACTAATATTGCAGCAAGCGGAGCAGTTGGTACAAACACCTCTGCAGGTTTTACTGCCACTTCAGGCACGCAAGGTATTTTAACTGCTGGTTCAACCAGAGTTAGAGGCATGCACGGAGTAAGTAGTAGTACTGCAGGAGCTATAATAATTAGATCTACTTCACAGACTGGAACTAAATTATTAGAGATTGATACTCCCGCAGCAGCAGGACAAGTAGATCCATATATTCCTGATGAAGGGATACGTTACACAGATGGCGCATATGTCGATATAGGCGCTGGACATGATAGTGCTACAATTTTTTTTGATGGGTAATGGCTAAGGATAAGCAACCACCAAAAACTAAAAAGTATTTCCGCTCCACCAAAAGTGGGGCGGGGATGACTAAAGCTGGTGTTAAAAAATATAGAGCAGATAATCCTGGTTCTAAATTAAAAACAGCAGTCACAGGTAAAGTAAAACCTGGCAGTAAAGCTGCAAAAAGGAGAAAATCTTTCTGCGCAAGAAGTGCAGGACAAATGAAAAAATTCCCCAAAGCTGCCAAAGACCCTAACTCTAGGTTAAGGCAAGCAAGAAAGAGATGGAGATGTTAGTGAAACAACTTGCAATCATATTACTTTTATTCACAACTGTAGCTATCGTTACAGATTCCTCAGCAAATACAAATACCGTGTCGTCAACAGTTTTAAACAATGCACCTGCTACAGCAAATGCACCGACCGTCCTCAACTCAAATTCTGATATTTGCAAAATCGGAATTGGCGGAAGTGTCCAGAATAATATTCTAGGCGTAGCTACAGGTTACGTCATCACAGATGAATTTTGTGAGCGTGTCCGCACA